ATATATTAGCTATATCCCTAGAAGTCTGCTCTGGGTTTACTTCTGGATCGTTAGGTTTAGGTTTTATGGTTGGACTAATTAAGTCGTCTATGACCTCATCAGACTCTTCCGATGTCAGTGGTTCAATCCTAGTATATGGTGTTCCTGGATCAAGAACTCCTGATGAATACTGATCATATAACATATCCCCGCCTCGCACATTACTAAGTATAGTACTTCTGCGTTGCTCTAACCCGCTTAACTCAGTCTGCAATGTCGAGAACTGTGTCCTTAGATTATCGTCATTCTTTAAAAGGCGACTACGCTCATTAACAACATGAGTCTCAAAGCGTCCTAATGCTTCCTGTATATTCTCATTATTAGGTTGAGCCACAGCTTGTTGACTCAGATACCCAAGCATATCAGATATGGTCTGAACTTGTGGCGGAGGTGTAGGAAGATCATATGCACCTGCAAAGTTTAGAATCATAGTTCTAGTTCTGTTGGCAGCATTTTGATCCCCACCAGTTGTTGGATCAGAAATAAATATAGAGTTTTGCAAATCGTTGAGCTGGTTCTTTTTGGCAGAAACTAACTCATTCAGTCGTGGTATCTCACCAGCCATTGCTTGAGACTGCAGCCTAGCTCTTTCGAGTTCTGCCTCCATGTCTTGCTGTGCAAAACCCCTCTGCATCTTCGCCCTTTTGCGAGCTGCTTTTTGCTGAGCATCTAACTGCATCTGCAGTCTACGCATAGCAGATTCGTCACGCATAGCCTGCTGAGCCTGGAAGTCTTCCATCTGGTTTTGCCTTAGCTTTTCCAGTTGAGCTTCTCTATATCTTCTTTCCTCCGCAATCCTTTGTTGCTCGAATGGATCAAGAGGTCTGTTAAGTAAAGGTTGTACGTAATTTGATTGTGCCATAGCTAATCCTTAATCAGGTAGATCTTGAAAATTAAAGTCACCGAGGCCAAAGTCCATATTGAAGCCGCCGCCATAATTGGTAGCTAGGTCATTAATGTTATTACCACCTGCGGCGGTTGCCATATATTGATCGTGCGTTATTGCAGTCCCGTCAGGATTCAATCCGTAACCTAAGTCTTGCTCAACTCCACCTAATCCAGTGACTCCATCTCCACCAATACTATCTGTCAGGACACCGCCCAGAGTTCCAGTACCACCAGAACCTGCAAGTGCTGATGCGGAACCCCCGCCAGCTATACTAGCCGCTCCGCCACCAATCGCATTTGATGAATCAAGAAGAATGTCTGATTGATTGAGTAAGTCTTCTCCTCCAACTAGTTCAAAACCTCCTAGTCCAGCAAATGGATCGTCTTCTAAGCCAAGCTCTTCGTCTGACATTTGGAAATTACCTGTGCTTGATTCGTACATAGCCATTTCAGCTTCAGGTATAGCTATTCCAAACTCATTCATCTCATCGAAAGTGAACTCATTCACTACACCATCTGGGCCTGTAACCTCAAACATTCCAGTCTCAGGGTTATATACAACACCAACCCCACCGAGCTGTTGCTCTGCACCGAGTTGATAACCTATTCCTGACTTGTCTCCCAGAGTTTCATCCTCGACATTTTGATTTGTACCATCGGTGAGTTCACCTCCATGCACTGAATCGCCGTCCACATCAGAGTATAGGTCGTCTACAAAGTCACCTACTTCGGTTTCTATGTTTTGATTTATTTTATCCTCATCACTCTGAAAGAATCCAGGTTCATTTATACCCTCAACTGAAAAGGTATCAATGACACCATCTCCATCCATATCAAGCCCTTCGGTTCCAGGTACAGAGGTAGTAAGGTCAACACCTTCGTTATCAAAAAAGCCTGTCTCGGATCCATCGAGATACTCCCTGCCACCATTTATTGGGTTTATATTAAAGTATCTACCTGACTCTGGTTCGTAATATAAAGTATCTTGTTCATTAATTACACCATCACCATTCATATCGGTGCGGTCATCAACGCCATTACCATCGTCATCAAGTATAGAACCAGGAGGAAGTACGGGGTTTAAAACAACACCACTACCATCATTCGTTTGAGAGGATTGCTGGTTCTCGTTACCCAAGTTTCCACCACCACCTAAGGTAGGGTTGAATGTTGTACCATTATCTCCTGTAAAAGTACCATCCCCATTTGATTTATATACAGTTTGATCGCCAGTATCACCATCCTCATCATCTCCACCAAACATTCCAGCTATCTTACCACCTATACCTGCAAATCCATCCTTTAGGGTGCTTATCAATGTCCCTATGAGACCACCAGTATCACCCTCGCCCTTACCTATTTTGTCCAGCAAACTACTTACCCAGTCAAACTCTGGGGAATACAATTGCTGGGCAACATCAGGACTGCCATAGTCAGCTGGCCCCATCCTGTAAGGTTGCAGCATCTTCTGCTCCTCAAGCACTCCCGATGAAAGAGCCTTATCTCTTTTTCCAACCCTATCTATTTCATAAAGCTCTTGCCTGTATCCATCAAACTTTAGTTTATCACGCAAGGCGGTGATATAATCCTGATTCTTTATCTCGTTGGTCGCACCAGATATAGCAGCTTGACCTGTCCTGTCAGCCTGCTTCATCTCCGACTGCCTAGTTCTTTCTGCACCGCGAACAGAAGCATCACCTTCAAGTTGAGCCGACTTGACATCTGCCTCACCCATAAGCTTGGCTCTCCTGATATGGGCATCACCAAGTATCTTGGCATTCTCTATGTTAATGTCTGAAAGTTGTTTGGCGAGCGAAGTATTATTAGCCAGGAACTCTCTTGCAATATCTCTAGTCTGCCTAGTCGAAAGCCCTTGGAACCCTCCTTGGTATCTCTCGGCCTGCAACTTGTTATACACATCAAGTTGTGCTTCCCTGGATGATGCAAGAAGAAGGTCATACTTATCCTCATTGGCTGCCACAACAGCCATTGCCCTATAGTACTCCTGATCCGAAACATCTCCTGCCTGATCTTTAAGTGCATCACCTACATCGACTGCCCGCCTAAAATCCGCCTTGTTTATTTCGCCAGTACCTATGGCATCTGCGAGATTGATTGCTTCTGCGGCATCACCAAGCAACTCATTTAAATTATTTATTAACTCAGTTCTGGCTTTTTCCAGAGACTCGATAACTTTACCATCATCATCGACAATATCCTCATCGATCATGGCAGATGTTATGAAGCTACTGGTTCTATCTGCCTGCAGGTCTGCAAACTTAGCAATCGCATCTAGTAACTTCTTGCGATCCTCAGGTGACTGTAACTTCTGAACAACCTTTCTTATTTGGTTTTGGTTTGCAATTACAACATCTTCTACTTCCCTGCTATACAACCCCTCTCCGCCATACGACTCAAAGGTGGATATTCCGCCTATCTCATCAACATAGCTTTGTGCTGCATCCCTGCTGTTGAACTGCCTCTCAGCTGTACCATCATCATTGGTATCAACCCCAAAGGTTCCGTCACCATTCTCAACAATACGAGCAGGCTTGTAAAAATACGCATTTCTGTCAGCCTCATCCCCTGTGAGAGAAGTATCATATCCGCGAGTCTCCTTGACCCACTCCTTCTGTAAATTGTTTCTTTTATCCGCAAGGCGTTCAGCTTCAGCATTCCAGGCATCTATTACTTTCTTACCTTCCTCGGACTTCCACCATTCCATGCCCATTTGAAGGGTTTCACTGCCAATTAAATCCTCGACAAATCCCATCATGGATCTGCCCCAATCAATAATTTGATCCCCTATTCCTTTTTCTTTAGAATCTGTAGTCATCGTGTTAAGAAGTTATGAATGAACTGGGCTATTACTGGGGGTTGAAATCCTTGACCTTTGGCAACCTGCACAGCATTTCTCAAGTTATTGGCTGGCCCCCTTGCATTTTGAACGAACTGCCTGTTGGCTTGTTGCTGCTGGCGAGCCTGCCTTTGAGCCTCACGCCTTTCTTCTCTTGCTGCTCGGGCTGGATGCTTCGCTTTCTGTTGTGCCTGTATTAATGCGTTGAACGCAGGCCCACCACAACCCGCAAGCTCACCAGCATCGGGATCTGTGGTTGGTGGTATATTGCCTGGGAATGTTGCCACATCTAAACCTTTTAACTCACCATCCTCGCATATACTTATGCTCTCAACTTCTATTGTATCTAGATAGTCTTTGAGTGCTGCGATCCTTAGTTCAGCTTCACATATCAGTGCTTCTAAATCTTCTAGTTCCCCAAGCACCTTTGCCAGCTCATCCCAAATCTGGCCTATGGCGTTCCATAAGTCCTGTGCCATTTGCCCTACGAAATCCCATAGGTCTGCTATCTCCTGTGCGTTTGCTGCAATCTGATCACCGAGTGCGGCAATTGCGTCAAACACATCACCAAACACACCATTAATAAAATTATTAAGAGCATCAAATCCTGCCTGCATTGCAGCGGTTAATGCTTGAAGAGCGTTTCCTATATTGTTTACGGAATCTATGACGGCATTAAGGGCGTTACTTAAGTCATTAATGGCAACACCGTTCTGCTGAATATCGTTAGATAGATCAGCAATATTATCAGCATTCTCTTTCACATCGTCACCCAAGTCTTGAATCGCTTGTATTACGCCACTAAGATCAATGTCAGTCCCTGGATCTTGTATTTGCTCTAGTATATCCATAATACTATTAAGCACTGCATTCATTGTATCAAGCTGAACCTGAAATGCTTGCGTGCGTAATTCTATCTGCTGATCAACATAAGCTTGTAACTGCCTTAGTATCTCATTTATATCTATTTCATTTACAACATTAACAAGGTACTGATCTAAGTACTCATTGACTGTTATGTCAGGCTGAGTGAAGTAATTATTTAAGACTTCGGTTAGGTTTATATTATTAATAAACTCCTCGGTAACAAAAAACTCATTTAAGTATGTCGGGAAATTGTTCTCAAAAAACTGGGTTATATTCTCGGTGATATAATTATTAAATACATCATTGCTCGTGATGTAGTTTATAATGTTTTCAATATTCTCTTCGAAATATTGGTTAATCCTTTGATCAAAGTATGGGTGTTCAAAGAGGTTGTTAATAAACTCCTCATTGACTGTAAAGTTATTCACCACATTATTCACAACTTGATCGAGGTATCTGGTGTTCTCATCAAGCCCAAGTAATGCTCTCCTTAGAAGCTCTAGGTTGTCATCAGCCTGAGTGTGATTTAGGGGTTCTCCGTTATATCTACGGAGGGTTATGAAGTCATGCTCCGTATAGTCAGGTGAATTGCCTGGGTTATTGTTTTTTAACCTTATCGTGTCTATTGTGAATGGTAATGACATTTGATATACTCCAATTAATTATAGATTCCTATTTAAATCAACCCTGATTTTTCATTTGCTCTTCGATATACTCGACTTGCTCTTGGGTTAATTGCTGAAAAGACCCTTCGATTGAGAACTGCAATACAGCCTTCACTCTTTCCCACCATCCTGCAAGAGCTGCGTTATAATCAGCAGCCCACTCATACTGGTCTTCTGGTATTATGGGAAGCTCAGTAGCTGACGGAAGGTTGACGGTTTTAGAAACCGACTTCCTTACAGGCGGTCTAATAGTTCGAGGCATTTCCCCCTCCTGTTCCAGCGGAGACTGCAGCACCGCCACCGCCACCGCTACCACTAAAGCCACCACCACTACTACTACCACTACTACTACCGCCACCGCCACCTCCACCGCCGTAGCCTTCTCCAGTTGCCTGAGTTTGCGAACGACTCTTAACATCTGACACTTCAAATATTCTTGATGCCAATCTTAGTGGATTATCTTTACCTGTAACTGTTATCTTGTCCTTATAGAACAAAGCTCTTGACCAAACGGGAACCATTGTCTCGTCATCTAAATCATCAATGGAGTGGTCAACTACTAAAACCTTTTCATCAAGCAGGGATCCCTGTGTGTACAACTCCATCCTTGTGCCTATTGCTGGGTTAGTTTGGTCAAGTAAAAGCACATAAGATCTAATGTCTTTCTCATTAAATCTATCCCTAAAGTTCATAAGAGTACTTGATATTACAGAAGTATACTCCTCTCCTACCCTATTAAACACTGGTGGTATATCCCCGTAACCATAACCATATGTGTAAACAATACCATTATATGATATGATTACCATATCATCACTGCGTTCAGTAAATGGATTTTGAGGTCTGCGGATAGTTAAGCCCGCAGTAAAGTGTTGATCAATATGCGACAGTGTGTTTGTCCTGTAATCATAAGCAAGAGTGGAATCTTCACCAAGTTCTTTTGGTAAGCACATCCATATCTCTCCAGTTAAAGCGTTGTCATAAGCAAACACAGTTTCCTGGTCATACAAACTTAGATCACGCCAAAACTGTGGCCCGACTTGAAATGAATTAACCCATGAAGGTTCGGCCTCCGTCAGGTCTACCTTAAATACTCCCTGTAATCCAACGAATATATGATACTTATCTACGATATTGGCAACGGAATGCCTAAACAGAGCTGCCCTGTTGCCAGTATATCTTTCTGTAAAACTAAATGGATCATCAGCTGATTGAGTAAGTTGAGCCATCCAGTACCCCGTCTGCCTATAGATAATGAGAACATCCATAAGCTTCTCCATCTTCAGTATCCTGCTTCCATCACCAAGTATCTCAACAGAGCTTCCTCCCACTGTATTTGAGAAAGATAGTACATCTGAATGCATGAAATCAGATGGGGGCTGAGCATTACCAGTGCTGTCTCCTGTTGCTGAGACAAAAGAAGTAGGAGTTCCCTCAACTTGGGTAACTGATATATATGCATTACCCGCAACTTCAGTGAAAGTAACCGTTTCAAGTTTAACTACTTCCCACCAATCATCTTGCCTGTCATTAAAACCTAAGTTTGTTCCGTCTAATGTATGGATTCGGGCATCACCAACATCAGGTCGATTCCCTCCAAGTACATCCGTGTTATACCTTTGTACTTCATAGATCTCCCCATCCTCTAAATCCCCATTGGCTAATGGATTATTTCCAATCGCACGGATCAGTGGACGGGATCCTTCGGGGTAGTCGTAAAAGGTAGGATGTGTTCCATTAGCCTCAGTGGGCCACTCGAAGTCCGTGTCCACGATATACTGCTCTTCAGGGTCAACACTAAGCCCTGTCGGGGGCTGTATGTCCCAGTCTGCATCAAGATCATCAGGTGCTATAGGATCAAAGTGGTCATCCGCATCCAGCCCAGTTGGAGACCGCGGGGCATCAGTGGTTGCAGGAGGGGATGCGTTATCCTTAAGGGTGAAGTACATAACCTCTCCCCCGCTGGACGCAATCTCTTCAATCTCGGTCACGAGGTTAGCCCCAGATGGGCCGACTCCAGAAACAATAAATTGCTCACCTACATTAAAAGACTTAACTAAATTAGGATACTTGGGATACCACCTATTGGTGTCAGCTTGTATAGACCCAACAACAGAGCTTCCCCATTCAGTTGGATCACCAGGAGCAGACCACATAACAGCATATTGGGTCTCATCCACTTTGAGATTGTGTTCATCAATAAGCTCTGGAGTTACATTAGAATATGGGTCTATTCCATTATCCTTACATATACTTACCCACCTATCAAGTTCCCCTTCTGCAAATTCAGTTAAATCAGAGCAAACCAAATAGCCTCCATGTTCAGCTATGCACCCAACTCTTACTATACCAAGCTCACGCAATGCAAACACCTGCGTAGCCTGTTCCCATTCCTCTCTGTATAGATAGGGTAAATCAATTCCATTATTACAGACCGCATAACCATTGAGTGCTACTGCCTCCCAGCGCCTCATCTCATGTAGATTAACTTTTGCCAAAACACCTGAGCCATTATCAGCGGCATCTGTTACAGTAACCTCTGGGGGTCTTGTGTAGTTCTTTCCCCTGTCGGTGACTATAATTTCACCAACTCTTCTGGGCTTTGCCACCCATGTAAAACGCTCAGACTCAGGATATGATGTTTGAGTGAATGCTATACTCATGCCATAGTCGAAACCTACTGGCTCTGTCGATATAGTTCCATTCTCTATGAGGGGATATTTGTATTCACCAGCACCCCTGTATAACGTGTAGCTCGTTCCCTTCACATCAAGCTGGTAATTCCTTCTTCTTTTACCAGTATATATCCCTGATATAATTGGTGCATCTACACCCTGTGGTGGCTCTATGTCAGGCGGAACTATGTTGGCTGTAGCCTCACCAAGGCCATCAATACTCACAACGGGAAGTGAACCCTCTGTGAAATACTCACCCTCTGATAGCAAGTCTATAGACCTAATACTACCAGGAACAGTAATGTCATCCTTAATTACCTTCCAGCTAAAAGAAAATTCACCACCTCTATGATAGCCATCATTCTTATTTGCATCAGGCTCCACCCACTCCCTGTCAATGAAGTCAGTTAAGTTTTCCTCCGCAAACAGCCTATACAACTTGTCTCCAGCAGCTGCCAGTAGGGCGGTGTCTCCATTTGGTCTAGAGAACTGAAAGAACAATGTTACATCATCATCCTCATAAAGGGGCATATTGAGGGGGTTCTTGTCAAACTTTGGATTAAACAAAGACCAACCCTCTCGCCGCATCTCCACATCAAGATCGCGCCTAAAGTTTTTCTTTATACTATAGTTAGGCTCTGCTCCTGTATCTTCAGCAAGCCCACCTATGAGCTTACCACCCTGTGGTGGCCTAAGCTCTACACTCTTATATCTGGAAGGCATGGCCCAATCGGGCCATTAGTAACCCATTTTGCCTCGCTTGGAAGTTTTCTTTTTAGCAGCAGGTTTCTTTGAAACAACCTTGCCACCCAACTTCTTAGCGAGCTTTTTAGCTTTCTCTTTCCCAGCTTTAGTGTATGCAGTTTTGACGGTCTTCATCTTACCGCCCTTACCTTTGTACTTTACGTTTGGCATTGCTTTAGCTGGTTACAGTTACTTGTACTACAGAAGGAGATGTGCTGAATGTCTCTCCAGCATCATTGAACGCAGATACTCTATAAGTATATGTCCCGTCCGCAACTTCAGTGTCAACAAACTGTGCTGTTGATCCGTCAGACTGAACACCCGCTGTGCCAGTAGAGTCGACCCTATGGGACAACTCTACGAGTCCATCATTGAATTGCTCTGCAGTTAATGCAGAATCTCTTCTGTAGACCTTAAACCCAGTCTCATTATCTGAGTTATCATTCCATGTTAATTTTACATTTGCCATGATATACCTTAATTTAGTTGTTATACTTGATGTGTCAAATTTATTATGCAGCCATCATTACTGATCGTTTAGCTTCTACCACGATGTCAATAAACCTAACATTACCCTTGTTTTGTTTAACTGGCGGATACCTTATGGCATCTAGGTTTATAGTAAGTGTCCCAACCGCTGTGTTTATAGGTGCTTTTTTCACAGTAGTTTTTTTACTAACTGCAGGGGTGACTACTGCGTTGTAAACTCTTGTGCCACCAACATTAGTCCAAGTTCCTCTTGGCTTATTGTTGTTGGGAATCGACAGTCCTGCAGAAACACCACCAGGCCAAGGCGCGCCTACAGTTGGAACTGTTCCTATCTTTTGCGGGCTTGCACCTTTGTAAACAACGCCCACTTCTTTCAGCATATAACCGCTCACCCTTACCGATGACCCGAATCCTACTCCTTTTGTTGATGTTTTTACATTAGGACTATCTCCAATTACATAGCTTGCACTAGCCACTTTACCAAAATATGTAGCACCTCGGTATGAGCCAGACCGAGTTGGAATGGAACTTAAGGCTCTTTTAGCTAATGCCGCAGAAATTCCTGAAAAATCTATCTTAACCTGTGCTGGCCTGCTACCTTTTGCCTCAGTATAGGTAACTGAGCCAGCCATATCTTTCCTGTTAAGTATATCACTTATCGTGGATCCATCTTGCACGAAGTTAATTCTACACTTAGGTATACTCTCAAGCACGGGATCCTTCGTCAAAGGACTCATCCATGTCAACTCAAGTACCTGATTTGGGTTTATGTTTGGCTTGTTGTATCCCAGCACAGATTGTTTCTCTGTGATAAGTATAGCTTCACTTACAGCGGACTTTGGTATTAGCCAATAATTCTTTCCTTGTGCATCTTCAAGCCTTCTCTCAAACGCTTCGTTAACAGCAAACATCGCTTGGCTTTCAATATCAAACGCACCTAAATTCTTTATGGGATTCCAAGGGTTAGCGGTAGGGCTTACGGTGGGGGAGTTCTTGGTGTTTAAGCGCCAACCTAATAATAAGTTGCCATCCTTAGGCACTGCATTATTAGCCCCCGTCCCAAATGCCTGTTGAAAACTTTCATCGTAATTGCCCCACTCTGCCCACCTAAAGCCATCAAACTCAACTGCCATCACATAGTGTGTGAGTGTTTCACCTAGAACAATATTGTCCTCATAGGCATCCCATCCATTCACCTGCTCTCCAGTGTTAGTTGTAAATCTGACCTGCAGTTTAGCACTAGTTGTAGCAATAAGCTCTTGCTCTCTTATTGGGGATTGTTCAGTTAAAAATACATTAGTGGGAGATATGGGGGTGCTGTCCTCAATAACCCAAACACTTTTATCAAATGATCCATCTGCTCCAGTTTTCCAGTATTGTCCTATTGGGCCAGTCTGACCTTGCTCTTGTATTCTAGTCCATGTAGTAGGAACACCCTCGTGGTTTTTTCCACTAAGCGACCAAGGTACATTTATACCTCTGACTTCTGTTCTTGGTATTGCAGTGATTCTTTTTGTTGTCATCAGTATTGCTCTATTGTTCCAGTACCACCATCTTCTGCATCAATATCCATAAGAGTAAATTCTTTCCTTACGAAATTTGTGCCATCAAATTCATACCTCCACACTAAGTATAGGTTGCTCTGCTCTAGTCCAGTAGGGGCAGGTGGAGCTTGCTCTTGGACTTCTGCAACTAAACTACTAGGAGACTCGGGTATCCATCCTCCACCCTGTATGCAACCTCCACTTATTACAGAAGCTCCCGAAATATCAGAGTCTATACCTTCATCTCCTATTACCAAATAATTTCCAAGGCCCTGGTTGTTGCCAAGAATATGTCCAGAAGGATAGATGCCCACACTGTTAGGTAGGTATTTATGGGGAACTAAAACAATGATTCCGCCATACACCTCATCACCGTCTCGATTCCAGAAACCAAATGGCACATATTCCGAGCCATTAAAATTAACTACATTGGTTACGTTGACGATTTCTCCCCCAATCATAAGCGATTCCAAACCCGAGTATGCCTGAGTATTTTGCTCAAGGGGCGTATCGGGGAACGACCCAGTTTTCCAATCACTTAAGCCAGTTTCATTAAAATTACGGCGATCAGCAATATCAGAATAATGCGGTGAACTTAGATTTCTAGTAATGTAAGTTCTTGGTGTACCAAATCCTTGTTCATCAGGGCTATTCAAGGCAGTATTAAAAGTTATTTCATTAGGATCATATACTATAAATATCTCCTCATCAATCTCTATTGAATTACCAGATTCATCAGAAAGTCCATAGGATGGATTTGGTGGCAAGTGTGCCGCTGGCATCCGTGGAATCCTAGGGAAGGCTCTAGCCGAAGATCCCCAAGATGTAAAGTAATCTTCTATCGCACTACCATAGTTTATTTGATTTTCCTCTTTAAATTTAGCGACCATACCTGCAACATCAAAAGTGAATTGCGGGAAGGTATCATTATCATTCTCATCGAAATCACCAATATCATCACTATGCACTGGAGTGGAATGATCGTAGAAAGTCCTGTCTATTAAACTAGGCTGGGCAAACAACATCAAGATATACTGATCGAAATCAATATCATAAGAGGATGGTGTTGATTCTGCACAACCATCATGCACGGCTTCCAGCTCATCAGGTGGGAATGGGAAGTCAATAGTTCCCGATGCGTTAGTAAATGTAAAGTCCAGTCCTGTAGGTGATACAGGAAAAGCACCTAGTAGGGTTGGTGCAACTGGAGGACTGTCAGCAAAAGTCTGATGCCCAGTAAGCCTAGATGGTGCTGTTGGGTATGCACCAAGGTCGGTAGGTGCAGATGAAACAAGTCCACCAAATGCGAGTATAGTTGGAGCTGCAGGTGCAGTTGCAACATAAGTTCTCAAGTTCTTAGGTGAAGCAGGCTTAACAGATGCACTAAGGTCAGAAGGTGGTGTCGCAACTCCAACATAAAACTGTAGATTAGTAGGAGCAAGCTCTGTACCATCAGCATTGCTTTGGAAGAACTGCAGGTTTGTTGGTATCTGCGGTATCTGTACATCAGAGTTTGATATAGCATTACTATGGTAAAGTGTTTTTCTTGCATTTGGTATACTTAGTCCAGTTGGAGCAGATGTAACAAATGCATATGTAAGTCCACTCGGCTTATAGTAAGGAGCGGTAATTACTTCTATAAACTCAGGAGGCTCAGGAGGAGACACGAGCCTAGAAAGTGTATCACTTTTAATACAGCAAGTTGAGTAATAATCCTCACTAATTGTGGGTAAATCAAACAGGGTGCTATCTTTTTCATCCAAGAAAAGAACTGACCTCTCTTTGATATACATTCCATAGTACTCCTTATATAGCTGAAGATCCTTATCTACCTCCCTAACTATATGTGCTTTCGCATAGTCTGATATTACCTTAATGACCCTATGATCGTAAGGTGTCTCGTCATTTTCTGTAAAGTTTGTCTTAACACCTTCCCAGTCAAGAACTAATAATTCATCTTCACTTAGTGAGGGATATAGATAGAAGCTATTGTTATGTCTCTTGCAATCCATGATCTTGCCAGGAAACCTAGCAGACCTGCAGTCCGACAAACACTCCATTGACAAAGAGTTACGTTTTTCCCAGGGCCACCTGTTTAATTCAATAGCTATAACAGATTCACCCTGAGGTTTAAGAACAACTGCTTTTGTTATTTTACTTCTGCCGTTTGTAAAGCCCTGTTGTATACCCTGCATCTCAATGTGCTTAGATGGCTTCAGTTGGTCATAATAGAATGTATCCCTATTCATAGACCTTAAAGAAGGTATATACTGCTGTAGCTCTATGACACCTGAAAGTATAATTGAGTCAATGTAGTTCTGTATGCCCGCTCCTTTTCTTTGGGCATCAACAGTCAATAAAGTCCTGACTGATTCCTGAAACTCACTCCATATCATTTCTTTTTATTTTGCTTATACAAAGCTATACTTACATGAATGAGCGTAAGTATGCCACACATAAAACCTAACCAAGGATTTAGGTCAGTCAAAACAAATGTGCCTGCAGTGCCAGTCGTGGCTAAAAAGAATTGGTTTACATCACTCATCAGGAATCTCCATTATCATAACTTTACTTGCGGCCTCCACAACAACTTCTTCTTGTTTTGGTAGGTTTATTTTCTGCTGAACTGCTTCCGCTTCTAAGAACGACTGTGCTTGGATTATTTTTTTTTTGAGGCACATCTGGTATTTCAAATGTATTCTTGTTGGCCTTGACCTTCTTAAGTTCTTCTGGGTCATTTCCGTTATACACATACATCCAGCCATGACCCATGAATTTAAACTCACGCATCTTTACGCCTTCAACTTCTTTTGAGTAGCTCGCTATCATAAATTAATACCTCCTCCCTGCCTTGCCGTATCTCTTGCGTCCGACAGTGGGTTTGCGGTTGATCCTCATGGGTTGGTTGGGAATTGGTAATTCCCTGCCAGCCATAGACCCTAGGCCAATCATATTAGGTTGAGGTTGAGTCTGAGGTTGAGGCGTATTCCTGGCTCCACCAATCAACCTCTGAATGCCTGTAGGTCTTTGTGCATCTAATCTGTTAAACTGTTCCCTGGATTTCTTATTAAATAGGCCACCTTGAGTCACTGATTCAATAAACCCAGGTTCTGACTGCTGACGCATCGTTACCAGCTCCCTATTGGTAAGCTCTCTTTGGGCTGGGATACGACCTTCTCGCAATGCATCCTCCTGCATACGCTGCTGTCTTGCCACACGCAAAGCTGTTTTCTCTCCATCTGTAAGCCTACGTTTTGTGGCTTGATGCATTATCATTCTTTCACGCTCAAGCAATTGATTGTACTGAGCTGGAGTAAGACCTTCGGCTTGATTCTGGGTTTGAGCCATCCTGTTTCTCAAACCCCTATCCGTCTTTATTGGTGCATTACGATTATCCTGAGATCTACCAGCAAAGGCTGCATCCATATTGCTTTGCAAGGCAGCACGCTCTTGATTGCTCATCATTGGCTGGGATGGCATTGTTGTTTTGCCACCAAACCCGACAGGAACTCCTGGCAGCATTGTGCCATCAAACTGACTAGTTCCAGGTTTGACGCCAATTGCCCTAGGAGTAAAACTCATAGGAGGTAAACTTAAAGCACTATCAAGAACAGACCTAGACATATTACCTGGAATGGTAATCCCTCCTTTTGTTCCTGTATTAAAACCTCCGTACCTAATTGTGTCAGGTTGATATATCATCGGTGTAGGCCCAACGCTGGTTGCCATTGGAGGGATAATACTCGGAGGAGTGTAAGAAGCTCTTTGTGTAATATTTCCAGGAGTAGCTCTAACCATATTGCCCCGCTCATTTAACATCATACCTGGAACTACTCCAGTTGCTCCTGAGTATGATGGCTTACGAATAAAGCGAGGTGTCTCCGCTCCCATATACTCTCTAAATGAAGTCGGGTCAGTAAGTGGCCCACTCTGTGCAGGTGCTGTTCTTGAGGATATGAATTCAGCCTCATTGTTTCTGGCGTCAGCATAGTCTTGCCCATAAAGTTCCCTGTTTCTCTTATCCTGCTGAGCTTGCTCATATGCAGTATTAATAGCGACACCAGATGGTATGCTACCCGCTATATACTTTTGAGCAAAAGGCCCAATGAGTGGTACTGCACCAACCAAGTTACCTAAACCACGCTGAACCACATTAGTACCGCCACGCAACTCACCCGTACCCTTGGGGTTTCTGGCTGAATCAAAAAACAAATCAACGACAGGGTTAATTGTTTTGCGCGTCGCATAGTTTAACGCTCCCGCTCCCGCATTAATTGGCTCAAGTAAAGCTCTGCCTGGATCGCCGAACCCGCCAAGCTCATTTACATAATGCCCTGCCTGCCTGAGTCTAGTCAAAGGATTAGCACCAGGAACCATTGATTTCAGGTTTTCACCTGTCATCTCCCCGAAATTCTCCAATGGATTGGTTGATGGATTTAAGGATGGTACAATTTCCCCTGTACCCCTGGCCCTGTCAGTTTGTCCTGTCCGTCTTAATTCTTCTGGCAGTCGGGTCAATGATTGTCCATAACGCACTATAGGTTCTGCTAAGCCACCAGTTGCTGGAACGAAAGCGTCAGTTAATTGAGCAGCAGATCTTAATGCTTTCTCTCCTTTGCTTAAATTGCGTGCCTCTGGAAGCATTGAATCAGCTAACATATAAGCTCTTCCTGTCTGAGCGAGCTTGTTCCTTCTTGCCTCCTCGGACATCCTGGAGTCCTGATTCATTTTTGTTATAGCATTGGAGTTCTGAAGGTTGTTGTATATACCTTGTGCAGCATTATAGTTACCCATAACAGCCTGCTCTCTTCTCTTTATCTCATTAGCCTGATTCTGAAGATTATTGTGGTATTGTTTTAGCTGGCTTTGTGAAAGAGGGTTGCCATTAGGATGCCTGCCAGTTTGTAGCATCTTCTGCATTACTGCCTTGTTGTTCTCAAAGGTTTGCCTTGAATTTGCTACATTCTGTCTACCTTTATTGTAAGCATTCCTTGAATTCTCATAAAGCTTAGCTTGCTGCAAACTCGCTTGATTTAAGCTTGGATACCTTAAGGCATACTCATTTTCTAAATACGCTGCATCTGAACCACCTGCTCCTGCTTCAACAGCCCCAGGTGACATTCCAGGAGTATATCCTCCAGTTCCCACTCCTGGTAAAGCAGCGGCTTTTTCTCCCGTGCTTGTAAAGTAACGACCTGCAGCCCCTACAAAAGGAGTCTTATTTGCTATCTTTGACACCGTTCCACTGCTGTCAGTTCCAAAGATATTATCAATTGCGTTTAGTATAGGTACATTCCCACTAGTAGTCGATTGAATTATGCTTGCTGCATTAGCAATAGGACTTCTGTTAATAGCATTAGATATGCGAGCTGGGGATCCGCCTGCTCCAAAGAACTGACCTGGCTGACCTCTGCCAGTTTTGGGTTTCAGACCCAACATCTGATTAAATGTTTGCTCAGTACCTGAGGATACTCCAGCAAGACCAGATGAAATCATCTCTGTCGTAGTACCTCCACCCTTAAGCATAGGTGTATAGTTGCCAGTTTGTGCGGCGTTCCTTATGTTCTGTAATTGATTATAGGACTGCGATGCCTTTGCTAGTGCATTCCTTTGGGCAGAAAAGTCTATACCACCACGGCCACCGCCACCCGTGGGCTGGGTAAGATTCCTAAGATTATTAGCGGTTCGTCGGGTATTCGACTGGGCGTTCTGTATATTAGAAGCCTGACTACCTGATATGCTTCCCCCATATGTATTGGCGGAAGACCTGGCGTTCGCTAGGTTATTTCGTGCATTACTTAGAATAGAGTTTGCACCCAAAGAATATTGGCCCGATAAGGACATATTCGGGCCAGTGGCAACTCTATTCTGGGCTGAATTTAAACTAGACCTTGCTCCAGATAAATTACCTAGCGCTGTAGCTAAAGACGAAGATGATGCATTACTAGCCTGATTCCTTAAGTTACTACCTGTACTACGAGAACCCGAACCAAGGTTGCTAAAGTTTGAACCCCCTAGGTTGTTATAATTAAATGTTGGTACATTGGTAGTTACTCTAGTAGGCGGGCTGTATGTTGGTGATCCTCCGCCACCGTAACTGCTGTAACTTGACATACTATCTCCCTCCTTACCCTCTCCCCCAGAAGGAGGAGAGGGGTTAGAAAGGAAAGAAGATTAGGGGATGTTAGTCCAAGCGTCGTCGTTATCCAGCTTGCCAGAAGAGTTAATCAAGTCTCCATTGGAGAAGACGCTGAGCTTTGGAAGCGTATCGCTGAAGTTACGCACCACAAGGTGACGCTGAGGACGATCAACCATCGTAGTCCAGCGTGTGGACTTAAGCTGATACTCCTTAACATTAGCCTCCATGCGGCACTTGTATAGCTCCTGTGCCTCAACGTTAGGATGCTTACGGGTAACCGAGTTGGTTCCTGCAATACCCACGTTGATGTCAGACCAATCAAGGAACCACAAGTGGCGACCAAGAGCAGCGGCGTTTCCGTCCGCCGTAAAGGAAACATCATCGTCTCCAAGCACTTTTCCTCCTGCTTGCTTCGCAGCACTCAAGTGGTCATCGAAGAACTGGTCGTGGAACACGGCAAGCTGAACACCAATCTCAGGGATGTCATACACATTGTAGTTAAACAACACCTGATTGTTAAAGCTAAGCTTTTGACCTTGATCAACGAAGCGATTGACTTGCGCGCCATACTTAGCCTGATAGTAACGGCTGAATGCAACCATTAGATTATCGGCGGTGTAGCGGTCAGTCATGCAGTCGATGACATCAATCGAGTCACCATCTGATTCGCGATAGCGTTTTAAGTAATAGATCAACTGGAAGAGTGCATCCAGATCAAGCTGTCCACCCTTGAAGTCGGCAACACGAGCTGCCTCAACAAGCTGAGTATAGATACCAATCGCATTGGCCTTGTACTCAAGTACACAACTTTCACCAGAAGGCTGACTGTCTGGATAACTGCCGTAGGAAGATCCTGACTCAGGGTCATACACGGCTGGAAGTTCAGTGTATCCCTCAACAGTTTGAGCAGAACTAATTGCCTGACCAAAGAAGGTCGAACGCAACCATGCATTCTCACTATTACCTGCAGCAATCTTGTTTTGCTCAGCAAGTGGGAGATACTTAAATCCAGCAGCATAAGGATTAACCTTACCATCAAGGATTTTCTGAAGCGTATCTTTATATACTCCGTCAACGCAACGAGTCTCACGGCTGGTTTGCAACCAGTTAACAATGATGCGCTGATTGAAATCAGTTGGTTGATTTCTGCACCAGTCTTCCCAGTCGGAAACATTGTTCGTTCCGATTTGGCAGAATCCTCCCCGAATAGCCCCGACTGATTCTGTAGTACGCTCTTTGACCTCAACGATAACATCGCCTACTTCAGTAGTACTTCCCTTCACAGTTACTATGAAGGCATCAACAATTTCCAGATCGAGAACCTTTGCCTCGTTGTTACCATCGCCTCCGAGTGTATATACAATAAGTGACATACCTGGAAGGAAGTAACGATCAATATTAGTAGGCCCACCTCTATAAGTGTTTTTAACGCCTAGCGTACTATTATCCGCACCCCAAGCTCCGCTGGCAACTGGAAGATAATGCGATTTGCCAGAGACTGTAGATGCAGAGCTTCCTGTCCAACCAGATGTTGCAGTACCAATTTTTCCTGCAGTACTGATGTCAGTTCCCAAGATAGTGAAGTAGTTCGAGTTCTGGTATCCACGCTGACGGCGTTGGATGTATGGCAGAATAATACTTTGCTCGTCTATCTTGCTAGTAGTAAGTGCTGGCTTGATGTCACGGAGTGAGCTTTTAAGAAGAGTCGCGAGACCCTTTTCTTTCACCCCCAAGATTTTCGCCTCCGCTGCTCCTGCAATTACTCGGGCGAGATCGGTCTCGACCATTGCGAGCTGCTCAAAAGTATCTGGAGTCATGCCAGTGATCTTTGCTTTAGTAAGCGTGCATCCGCATGAGCTGTCCACGTTAATCATATTTGGAAGCAACGGATCGGCCCCTACGCCACTTGTTCCGTACCTACCAGTATCAGTTTGTGTCAATGTCCCATCTGAGAGACTTCCAATTTTTCCTGCCATGTCTAATGTTTCCTATTTAGGTTAATAAAATGAATTTAACCTTATAATAACATATGAACCTGCAAAACAGGTAGATCCCCTGAAAAAACCTTAACTTTTTTATAAACCCCTAAATATACTCGTTTACATTCTATTTTTAAAATAGAAAATTAATCAAGTAACATTGAAGCTAAGTTAGATTTAACCTCTTCTCCCTTATTTTCACCTACGGGAGCTGGAGTCCGTGGAGTTGCAGTGCGTGGAGTAGGCTCTACGGCAGGAGCAGAGGGCTGATGTTTTGACGTCGAAACGCCATACTTAGAAACTTTATCCCTAATTTCTTCAACCTTTTTGCTGATTGTTGCCTTAGATGCTGAGATAAAAGCTTTCTTAACATCATCAGCAGTCCATGTATAGTAGCTATCCCTTTGGTTCGCAGGAAGCCTAGAGAACTCACTTCTGGTTAGGAACTGCTTCCCTTCCTTTGGTTTCGCAGACTTCTTATGTGCTTGACCTAGGCTTTCGATTCTAGAGGCCAACTGTCCGTGCTTATTTGGGTCATACCTTTCTAGTCCATTATTTACCTTCTCAAACTGAGCTACATATCTCTCCGCGTTCTTTAATGTGTTGGTAATAACCTCATACTCAAAAGGCTTCGATTCTTTAAAAGCTTTCTCATCAGCATCCATTTCCTTCCTCAATTCCTCAGGCACAGACTCCTCATAATTTCTTTTGGTATACTCTTTTAAAGTTTGTGTGACTTGCGGTTCAACCTTTTGCTTATGCAATTGACTTTTAAGCCTACTAATTTCCTGACGCTGCCTGCCTATCTCCCCTGATATTTCTCTTTTAATCTCTTCACGCTCAAGCTTTCGTATCATTGTGTCGGACACTTTAGGGTCAAGCTCTTCCTTGAGCTTCTTGTAGTTGTCATCCCACTCCAGGTCACCACCGCTTTCCATCTGCTTGTTAACATAGTCAGATTCTTTTTTATAGAAATCTAAATACTTAGAATACATATCCTTGTACTCAACTGGTGCTGACTGAGGGCTTTCCTTGTATAACTGCTCCGCGAGCTTAGCCAGCCTCAACCTTTCTTTCTGCTCCTCAAGTAGTCCTTCCTCTGGATCAGGCTTTTCCTCTACTGGCTGTATAGGTTGTTCCTGTTGTATAGGTTGTTGCTGTACAGGTTGTTGCTGCACAGGCTGTAAAGGAACTTCTCTTTCTCCAACCTTAGTTGCAGGCTCAGCTTGAGGCTCAGGCTCAGGCTCAGGCTCCGACTGCTGCTGTTGCTCATCTTGCTGTTCAGCCTTTGCTGCATCCTCAGGTAGGGTCTGCATAATATCAGACAAGGTTTTAATCTTTGGTAATTGCGCGTCTTCAGGCTGGGCAGAGTCGGTCTCTGCTGCTTCAAACAAGGCATTCATTAATGCATTGCCTTTTACTACTTCTCCCTCTTGTTGCTCGCTTTGTTCTTCGCTCATTGCTGTGGTGGTTGCGGAGGCATTGCCTCAGGTGGCATTGCTCCAGGTGGTGGTACTGCTCCAGGTGGTGCTTGCTGTTCCTGAGTAACTAAATCTTCACTTTCACCCTCTTCAAGCTCCAGCTTAACATCAAACCCTGCACCTGATTTTCTAAATATCTCATTAATAATCTCGAAAAGCCTACGCTTTCCGACTGCCTCTACGACAGGTTGTATCTGAAGTATCTGTCCCAGTAGTGCAGTTAATGTCTCTGCACTCTTCACATTGATCGCACGCTCTGGCCCGTCTCTGCTGCTAAACAAATACTCATGGACTAAACTCGCTGGAGTTCCCACTACATTCCTTACCATTGGGTCTGATATGTCATACTGCTCATCGGAAGGCTCAAAGCCTGCCTCCTGTATAACATTAGTGGAATATCTATTCTTAACAGGGACATCGAACTCTGATGTGCTGCAGGACACTAGATGCTCGTATAGCATCTTCTTCATGCCCGAACGCATTTCATCAATACCTTCTGAAACAAACGAGTATATAGATTCAACACTGGTACTCATCTCCTGTACTTCAGTGGCAGATATTTCTCTCGGTGCTGGCTGCCCAACTTCCTGCGGAGAAAGAACAAGCATACGCTCCACTATACCAAGAAGTTGAGATATAGCCTGAAGACTTTGATTAACAGTGCTACCCATATCAGCCTGCACCACATTAACAAAGTTCTTGGCATCAAGACCCAGATCCCCCATCTTTTGTCCTGAGTATAGTAACAGCTTTGGATTAACATAGTAATCTTTTGCTTTCATTGATTGCTCAATGTAATCCTTGACTTCCTCGTCCAATGCATCTTTATCGACTGCCCAGATCTGGGTGAGTCCTATCTTCATGTTAAGAAGCATTTGGCTCAAGAGATTTGTAAGTTGATCTTGGTACGGCATGATCTCCATTGCCATACTATTGTTTTGAACCCTTGAATCGTTTTCATTCAAACCACCGTATACCGCTGGTATGCTTGGCATAAACTCCGAGTATACCACCGTACTGTCACTAGCAACAACCAGACGCAACCAAATGTCATAGGGATAATTACCTATACCCCTATCTCTTGGGTTGATCTTCATAAAAAGATTAGTCAGGAATACACCCTTGTCTGAATCTTTAGCCGAATATAATCCAGTGTTACTTGTTCTTTCGTTCTGGAAAGGGGTGAACTGACCGTGGGTTTGCTGTGGCGTAGGCCACCTCAATACAGTAGGTGGATAGTAGTAGGAAAAGAACTGCTGATACTGCTGGTATACACCGAATAGCGTACTCTCGTATCCTATATCATCTAGGTTGTAATATTCAGAATTATCTTTGATTGAACCATATGTTACCACATCCCAGTATCCAAGCCATTGTGGGCCTGTATCAGTATTAACTCCTGGCAGTGGTTGTGCTAAATCCCTGAATACCCTACTAGGGTGTGGGTTAATAAACTCTATACCTTCTCGCGTTACATAGTTTTCAAGCTCATCAGTCTCACCGAACTCACTGCGAGCAAACCTCCATTGACAGTCGCGAGTCCACCTTTCTCTTGGGAACACAACGGAATGACCATACATAAATAAATCTCTGATATACTGCGAGAAGTTATGCCTCATGCCAAACTGATCTACCATTATCTCTATGCGTTGACTAAGTGCGTCTCCCCTTAGCTTGGCAGGTAGAGAGGTAGACCTTGCTTCGTATTTGAAGTATGGGTATAAATTATTAAACCTAGCAACTTGAGCAGCGACACGCCTTGTAACATAAGACCTAATGAGGTTCATTGAGGTCTCATACAGTCGCATTAAGTTTATGTTTTTTATTGAGCCTGTCTCATCTCTCTCACAGAAGTCATCAGCACAGTTTAGGTTGCCTAGCTTTTCTCCGCATTGAGACATTGAGATCTTTCCTTGGGCATACAAAAGTAGCGGAATTGTGGTCTTATTTATGGTCTGACTATCCCATGCCAGATCCACAGCCATATAAGGATCGCTGGTGGAGGCAGACCAATTAATGCCCTCATATACTCTACTCTCTATCTCTTCCTCAAACTTTTGCTTGATGTCCCAATCGGGGCTTTCCATATTGTCACAGGTAAATATCTCACGCAATCTTTGCTGCGTACACCCGTAACGCTCAAGTATTTTTAAATTTACCATTTGACTTTATTCGCCCAATACGCCGCAGACATCTTGCCCTTGGCTATGTTTTTAGAATGGCGAGCCTTAAAGCTTGCCCTCTTTTTCTTCATCTTGTCGCCTTCGCCCTTCTTGGGCTTTCCTGCTGTTTTAGCACCCTGCTCCCCAAACCTAATTGTTTTTATTTTGTTACCCTCTTTAGCCACAACGATATGCGACTTCTTTGGGTGACCTGGAGTTCTCTTAGGTTTATTGAATCCGCTAACTCCAGCTCTTGCCAATCTTGGATCTTTCTTACTCACTTCCCTACCTTTTTCATTGCAGCCTTGTGTGCCTCAGTGAATGTCTTGCCCGACTTCATAAGCTTTCGCATCATAGACATATGCTTACTAGTGTGATGCTTGGAGTGCCTGTCTAAGGTATCCTTTTGTCTTTTTGTCAATTCCTTCTTCATATCATTTCCTTTCCGCATACGGGGCATTCTTGCCTTCCTTGCAAGGCAAATAAATGTAGTGGTATAACCTTTCCCTCAGCGGTGTCATCAGTAGCGCCTTGGAGGAAAAGTCTTTCCATCTGAGTGAGTAAAATTTTTACTGGCCCAGGGAAAGTTCCACTTTTTAAATATCTCTCCATGCTTTTTGGAGGTACTAGAATAAGTGATCCAAGTTCCGAGATTGTGATTTCCAGAAAACCACACAATCTTTCTACCCTTGTCCGATTCCATTTAGGTAAGTTCTTCCTATGATAATTCTCTACTAACTTACCTGAGGTCACATTTCCTCTTCTTCGTCATAATTATCCTCGGAAAGGAGCAGGTCTTCGGATAGCTCGCTTGCATCAAAATCTGGAACAGACTCCTCAGTCATTCCAGTAAATTCTTCAGCTGCAGGAGTTTCCATGTAGTCTGAGTATGGATCCCTGTCCACATTAGTTATGACTCCCATCAGTCTGTTTTCGTTATACTCCTGAACCCCTATCGTAACATTGATAGATATGCTCCCTCCTACAGAAGGAGCCATTGCATCTATGAATGCCCTCATATCCTGGTTGTCCCCATAGTTTAATGAAATTGTATTTTCTTGTGCCATGTTTTTACCCTACTATTTTATTTTATAAAATCAAGTTAATTTACTCCACCTATCTCAAATATCTCACTTACGGAGTTTACAGCTCCGTACGATGGCCCTACATCAAGGTATATCATTGGATATGTCAAGGCATCAAATGTGTGTATGTACCTAGATCTCCTTGGCTTATACTGTACTGTCGGGTCATACTTACCATATTTTACCTTCTCTGAAACCAAGTTGTAGAACATAGACTTAACCTCCTTCAAGTCTCTGGACATTACAAATTCTCCTTCTTGTAATTTCTGTATCAGTAATCTAACCCTTGCCTCAACCGAACCCTTAAACTTTGGGGCAGCCTTCATCTTTATAGTATCTAATCCAAATGTTTCAGCCTTTTCTCTTGATATTCTTTCTATGTCCAAAACATCATAAGAACCATTCTGCCCGCCTGGTCTGTACTGATTGAACGCTGAGTTATCTGAGTAATGCTTATAGCTAAAGTTCCAATTCATAACTCTATTCCAATAAGACATCTTGCGCATCAATCTAATCACTAACTCTTCGTATGATATTTTTTCATTATTTATTATTAATTCGTCAAAGACAGCCCATATTGTTTTATCCGTACCAATAACCTGCTGCATAAAAACTATACCATGATTAACCATACCCAGGTCATAACCTATGATAATTGGAAACTCAGGATTAGGAACTACCTTCTCTTTGCCACCGCCTACTATATGTATGTTGTCATGGAAGTAAGATTTAAAGATAGCGTCACCAACAGGTACATCAACCCACTCACCCAAGACCATTCGCCTATACTCGAACTCATTGTTCTTGGTGGCTTCCTTAACTCTATCGTAATATCCCTCAGGTAGATTATCTATGTTCTCCGCTACATCCAAGAAGTACTTCTCGTAGTCTTTATTATAATTACCTTCCTCATCCAGTGGTGCTTCCCACCACCTCTTGTACACCCAGTGATTCGGCCCCGCAGGATTACAAGCCGCTGCATACTGTTGAACGCCATCAATCCCAGGGCGGCGACCCAGCTGCTGAACCATAGCATCAAAGTACACAGAGCTGTCTAAGTTGGTAAGCTCATCCACAAATAAATACGAAGGCTCAAAACCTTTTACCCTGTTACTGACTAGCGTCCCATGCGGGATAGAGATTAGGTATATCCTACTCCAACTGCCGAACTTGTTTTGCACATCTATATAAATATTCTTCTGAGTATCTTGCCTCTCGTCCGTATACTCCATGCCTATACCTTCTTTCCATATAGGCAGTATTTCCGTAATCAACTTATGCCACACTCCACCAAGTACAGCCTGCGATCTTACTCCTACTATAATTAAACATAGTGCATTAAAGTTTTCCCATGCGTGCTTCACGAGCTTATGACCACCAAGGACATAGGTCTTTCCTGACCCACGATTGCCATGTGCTAAGATATACTTTGCATCCGAGTCATATATCTTTTTCTGGGTTGCCGATAAGCTTGGAGTCCAGTTGGGATCATATGAAGTTTCCTCCTCGTCAGCTGAAGCTAACTCACTTAGCTTTCCCAGAAGATTTTCGTTTGTTATTTTCATATCTGCTTATCTTTGGGCTATCTGCAAGCTCATCGAAAAATCCACTACACCAATGACACTGACCTTTCTTTTTATGATATACAAGATTAACCCAGCCTAACTTCAACGCACAAGTCCTGCAAACAAAAGCACTATAAGTTTTTTCCATATATATATCCGTGGAAATATGCCATGCGTACAAAGTATCTCATCTTCATTACCGAAAGCTCACTCGATGCATCGAACTGTTCATCAAACAATTCCCACCCAAGATTCATATCCTCAAGCTGATCATCTGTCAGCTCGGGTATCTCTAGTCCTTCTTCTCGTTCAATGGAGCGTATCCAGGCTTTGCCTTCTTCTTCGGTGTCGCACTCTCCGCCATCTTTACAGACGCAAGAGTTCCGCTTAGTACTCTGTCGTAAGTGTTTATCAGTGTTTTGCATATATCGTTATAATGTTTTTGTGCAGCCACACGCTGATCCCATTCTATTTCAGCATCCTCAAGCTCTTCGTTCCTGCATCGCTCTGCCTCCTGGAATAAAGCTGCGGCTTGATAAAGAAGCATTCGATGCATAAGATCAAGTCCACCTATCAGCATACGCCAACCATTCTCATCCATCTTTGAGAAAAGCTCCAACTTTTTACAGGTCTCTTCGCTTATACCAGCCTTCTTCAGACCCTCATTAAGAAGCTGTGAGTTCATCTTCTGTATCGCCTCTGCAAGCTTAGAGTCCGACTTCTCAGGCTTAGGTTGCCTCACCATTGCCTCTATCTCACTAGGCACTGGAGACTTTGGTGACTCCTTGATATACAAGGACTTGAGTTGCCTGTCAGATGATATTCTTTTTCTCAGAGAGCTTTCGCTAACATTAAGAACTTCGGCTGCTAGTGATATACTACCAACCTGACTCATGGCATCCATGATCAATTCATTCGGGATAGATATTTTTCTTTTTGACATCCTTGGCTTTTTTAAACTTTAAAATCTTAAATAAATCCCAGACTCGCTTCGTCCATTGGTTCTTGAATCTAATCTCCTTTTCCTGACACCTAATCTTAGCCTTGGCTAGGTCAGCCTCTGCCTTGTATAGACTCCAGAAAGATTTCTTGTGTATCGCCTGCTTTTCAGCCAGATCCTTCTTAATATCCTTTATGTGTTGTTTTAAAGCAATACGTTTGGCTGCTAAATCAATTAGTATATCGTCCTCATCCATAGCTTTGAGTAGTTCTTGCTCGCTAATGATTCCATATTTAATCCCTTTTGGTGGTTTGTACATGATGAATTAGGGGTTTAAAAAATGTATTCCAATGGGGGTGTTTCTTGAGATATGCAAAGGTTGCACCAGATTTGAGGTAAGCGGATGCCCTGTTTCTGTCTGCTGAATTAAATGGATCAAAGCAGCAGGCTTTACAAAAGGATTGCACTTCACCAACAGTTATGTTATCCCATTCACTTGTCATTGATATTTCTATTACTCTATCAACAGGCATCTGCGCAAGCACTGCAATCTCTTGATTTGATATTGCTTCGACCTTGGACTTTGAATTGTCAACACTACGCCGAGCGAGCAACCTGACGAGCGATGGCGAAAATTTTTTTAAGTTTTTCCACATAGTTTTATTTTTTAAAATATTCTATTTTAGAAACTTGACAAGCATATAATTAATACCTTAATATACCTGAATTTAAATTAACCCATTCAACAAATGTCTAAGAAAAAAGAAATGATACAAGTGTCAGTATCGGTCAGCAAGGAGAAACATGAGTTCCTGAAGGCTTGGTCTGATGAGCGAGATGAAAGCATAGCCACTATTTGCAGAGGCTGGATCTATACTGGGATTGCAGATCTACAGCAAGCCCTAGGTCAATTTAATGTTGGGCCTCAAATTGAGGAACCAATGGAACTGGAAATCCCTGAAGAAAGCGAGTCTAATGAGCAAGGAAGCGTGGAACAAACTGAGCAAGGTTAACTGTAATGATCATGTAGAGAAGAAGGGAAACCTGTCCTACTTGTCATGGGCTTGGGCATGGAAGACTCTATGTGACAATTACCCAGATGCTACCTTTGAATTTGAAAAAACCCCCGAGGGTTCTGAGTTCTGGCCTATGCCTGACGGCTCGGGTGAAGTAAGGTGTTCACTTACTGTTGCTGGAACAACTAGAACTTGCTGGCTACCAGTAATGGACTACAAGAACAAGGCCATACCAAATCCCAACGCAAGGGATCTCAATGATGCCAAGATGCGTTGCCTAGTTAAGGCAATAGCTCTATTCGGATTAGGTTTGTATATCTATGCAGGTGAGGATATTCCTGATAATAAACCATCGTCCAGTGAAGAACTGCTTGACTTGGTTGCACCTTGGCATGATGCCGTTGTTCCGATTGGTAGGCATGAGGGTAAGAAGCTTGGTGAACTGAAGAAGTCAGTTCTTGAAACCATTTGGGAACACAGGGAGAAGGTAAAGGATTATCCTGACTTTATGAGTGCCTTACAGGAGTGGAGGAAAGTGTTATGAAAATGGAAGTCTTAGATATAATTATAGTATTAATTTGTACAGCTGCGATGATGATAATCATGTTCCTTGTGTTCGGATGCTCAAGCACCTGCAAGAAGCTCTGTTGCCCCAAAGAGGGGCATGGGCCATGCCCAATATGTACCAATGTAATCTATGATTCGGGGGATATAATCTATGGACGAAAGAGGTAATGCACCTTCTGCGTCAGGTATAGGTAGGTTAGAGTTGTGTCCTGGTAGTTGGAATCTCGAAAAAAAGTTTCCTGAGGTAGAATCCGCTGATGCCACTGAGGGAACCATAAGGCATGAGCTTATCGCTGACAATGGACTAAAGGTTGATAGCCTTGAGCCTGAGCGTAGGTTTGTTGTCAGCAGAGCAAGAAGTCTTACTGAAAAAGCCAGACAGGAAGTAGGCTTCACGGATAATTCAGAGATAAGAAAAGAGGAAAGATACTGGCTACTAAATGAAGCAGGTGCTAGAGTCCTCAGCGGTAAGTTCGATTATGCAGAATATGAGGATGGTACGGGGCTAGTCATCGACTATAAAACTTTAGGGGGGTATCAAGTAAATGCCTACGACAACCTACAGCTCAGGGCATATGCGGTACTTTTGGCAGAGAAGCATAACTTAGACTGTGTGTATATCTGCCTAATTCAGCCATTGGGGATCGAGGCGTATTCTATGGATATGCTCAACAAGCAAGACTTGCGTAAGGCGAGAGCAACCTTGCTTGGAATCTTGAAGGATGCGCTTCACCCCTCGGCTCCCCGCCGTCCACATCCGAATGCCTGTAAGTATTGCAAGGCTCTAGTCCATTGTCCTGAAGTCAGAAATGTGATGGACACTATTGTGGAGGTTGATCTTGAAAAGCTTGAAGAGCCATACGAGATAGAGAGACTGATAGGTGTGGCACAGATCGCATCCAAGTGGTCAGACAGGTTGACGAAGTGGGTCAAGGAAAAGTTACAGGAGGATGAATCATATCTTCCCAACTACAAGCTACGCAAAACTGGATCAGTCAAGTCGATTAAGGATATGCCAAAAGCGATCCAGATACTTATGGACAAAATGGGTTTAACCGATGATGATCTTAAGCAATACCTGAAGATTAACCTGTCGGACATAACCAAGTTGTATGAGGAGAGAACAGGCGATAAGAAGGGATCACGCAAGGCAGTTGAGGAGATGCTGTCAGAAGTTATTGTTGCCAAAGAGAAGTCTCCCTCTTTACAAAAGGATAAGTGATACATGACGAAAAGGAAGGAACCGAACCATCTGCTCGACATAGGTCAAGTGCTTACCCTGACCATGAAGGACTACCGAATACCAAGTCTAAACGTGGTGTTAGGGTCAAATCGGTGGGCGAAGGTAAAAGCCAAGAAGGAATGCGGGCAGAGTATACTGTTAGCATTAGAAGCCGTAGGGTCAGGCTACTCGACCCAGACAACCTCTACTGTAAGGATGTCATCGATCAACTCCGCTATGCTGGCGTTATCCCAGAAGATACTCCAGAAGTCATCGAAATCGACATCACGCAAGAAAAGGTCTCGGGCTACAAGCAAGAGGAAACGATAATAGAAGTGAGAAGAAATGGGAACTAAAGGTAAAAGACCAGCAATGTTATTCTACCCACGAGATTGGCTAGTGGATCCAAATTTAAACTCCTGCAGTTTATGCGCGCAAGGTCTATGGATCAGGATGCTCTGCTATATGTGGGAGTCAGAAAAAAGGGGCTACCTTATGGTAGGAAATAAAGCCCTTCATAAAGAACAAATCGTGCGACTTATCGGTGCAGGCAATCCTGAAAATGAAGTACTTCATTGGCTGTCAGAACTAAAAGATGCAGGGGTTTATTCTGTGGACGATGAAGGGGTTATATATTCCCGTAGGATGGTTGATGATGAGGGAGATACGAAAACATCTAAAGCTAAGAATAAAGTAAAGTCCCCCTCGCGTACGCGCACGCGGGCGGAAGATGAAGATGAATATGTAAATAAAACATATAAAACTAAAAGGGCTGTAGAGGATGCACTTCATTCCAATCGTATTTCATATGATCACTATCCTAACTTTAAAATTTTTTGGGAAATCTATCCTCCTAGAAATGGCGTAAGGCAAAACAAGAAAGAGGCTTTCGTCACTTGGGTATTCCAAAGCTTGGAGGAAAAAGGAAATTTAATTATTGACTCGGTTAAAAAATTAAAAGATACCGAAAGCTGGACAAAGGAGAACGGAAGATTTGTCCCAATGGCTACCACCTTCCTCAATGGAAACAGATGGGAAGATGAAGTCGAAGAGTTTACCCCATCCGCATGGGGCGTGAATGCCTAATGACTATGTTAGGATTATTCTGCCTCGTTATGTTAACAGTGCTAGTAATATGTTGGTTATATGAATTATTATGATTTAAGCGAGAGTGATTATGAGAGTGGCGTGCTAAGCTCATGCCTTAAAGATTTAAGTTGGCCTACTGCCTATGGCAGGGCGAGCGAGATAATAAACCCCAGTCACTTTGCTGATACAAACAAAGGCAAGGTGTTTGAGGAGATGGGCAAGCTGACTGAACCGCCCGATGAAGTTGTCTTAGCTGATAAGTCAGGTGTAGACATGATGGATATATTCTCATGGTGTGAGCGTACCGAGACATCGACCTATGTAACCACCTTTGCCGAAGGAGTACTTAAGTGTTGGACTAACAGGCAGGCAAACTACATTGCATTGGAGCTACTGGATAAGCTCAGAGAGAAAGAGAACCCTAATGACATTTTAGCCAATGCGAGCAAAAGGATTACGGACACCCTGAGCGATCAGAACAATGAGGTCACCGATGTGGGTGATGGATTGGAACAGGTACTTCAGGAATGCTTTGATTTGGATGAAGGCAAGATTGAGCCAGGAGTAATGACAGGATTCACTGATCTCGACAATGTACTCGGTGGATTCAAGAAGGGAGAGATGTCCTGTATATCGGCACGCCCCTCTCATGGAAAGACCGCACTATCTTTGTCAATGGCTGCAAAGATTGCAGCTAAGGGAAGCAAGGTAATGTTCTGTAGTCTTGAGATGAGCCTAGATCAATTACGCAAAAGGCTATTGCACTCCGAGGCATCAGTGCCAATCATTAACACATCAAACCACTACAGGGGTGATGACAAGCATAAGCTTACCGAGGCGATGCACAGAATTAGTGGATGGCAGTTAAAGATAGATCAGTCACCTGGGATGACGATTCCCTACCTTACAGCCAAAGCGATGTCTGAGAAAACAAGGAATGGACTTGATATACTGTTCGTGGATTACATCGGTATAATGAATGGGCCAGGGAAGGACATCTATGAGAGGGTTACAAATTTGTCCCGTGGTATGCAGGGGTTAGCCAAGAAGCTTGATATTCCTGTAGTCGTACTCTCCCAACAGAACAGGGAATCAGAGAAGGACACCACCGCCAAGATGAGTCACCTCAGGGATTCGGGTTCTTTGGAACAGGAAGCGGATCAGCTTATAATGCTCAGGCGTACCAAGGATATGACAGACAAACCATTCCAGCCTGTAGAGACTATGGAGGTTACAGTAATCAAGAACCGCAATGGCAAGACTGGCACTTTACCCTTGACATTTTCACGTAGCTACGCACGATATGATAGCACAGCAAAAGAACCTCAACCAGCGAGATTGAACTAATGGAAAGAAAAAATAATACCGCCGCCCTCTTCAAAGAGGAAGAAAAGAAAAACGAGAAAGGCCCAGACTATACTGGCATGGGTCTCATAGAGGGGAAAGAACTTCGCCTCGCAGCCTGGATCAATGAAGCCAAGTCTGGCAAGAAGTACCTCAGTATAGCATTTTCAGAACCTATGGTTCAAGAGGCTAAGCAAGCCAAGGCATCGGTTGATGACGATGACGACATCCCTTTCTAATACCAATTAGATTACTAGCCACTGAAGGATGGTTCTTCGGAGCCATCCTTTTCTTTTTCAAAAATATTCCAGTTGTTCTTGTATTTCTCATACTGACCTCTTTTGCCAGTTGGGTACAACCATACGCAGGCACTCTTAATATGAATGCATGGTATGATATACCACATATCCCAAGTAGCCAAGTAGCAGGCTAACACATCCACCTGCTCACAATTAATCTTAGTTTTACTTAGACTCCCCGTGGCGGCAGTAATCCTATACCGTGCTGTCTTATTATACTTTCTGTCGTATACATGAGTGTGTGTTCCCTTAACCTGAACCCTGTGGCAAACGCCATCCTTTCCATACACAACAATATCATGCGGTAGGTAGTCACCTATCGGCACATGGGGCTGCAAGCCTCGCCTAATCGATTCAGCTATGAAGAGCTGCTCGTAGAGGGTTCCTGCTTGCTTTGAGGTGAACTCCATTGCGTTAACGCCTCCTGAGGCAGTATATAGGCTTCAGGTGCGTCATCTGATAGTTTCCCTATGTTGACCTCTTTAAGGAAGTCCTTGGTGGGTATATAGCCCCGTATCGTCATGTTTGGCGGATTACCTGTTACCAGTACATAGTAGTCGCTGTCCTCTACCCGTGCCTTAAGTCTAGCTACAAGTTTACCAGAATGATAGCGAGTTGTCTTAACTTCTACCTTATTTCCCTGAGCAGACTTGAGATCATACCCACCGCTGCGTGACATTATACTAAGATCAGGGAAAACATTCATTGCCTTAGCTACAGCCAGCTCTCCAGACATACCGACATACTCAACTTCAAAGTCATCCTCTTCGGATATTTTCTGGTTGGGTATTCCGTCCTTGCGGGATATTGCTGTCCTAGCTTTAGCTACCTGCTTAGCCAGTTCGTCTTCTATTTCGTTTAGCTTTACTTTCACTTTTCTTTTTCTTTTTAATGGGACTGGTTCTGTTACCCATGCCTACCCTTTTCTTTTCGGCAACAGCTTTCTTCTTTTGACTGGCAGACATAGATCCCCATGTCCTGGGAGTCTCACTGCTTACCCTCTTAGAGGGTCTACACTTCTTGGTTCCTTTGTTCTTGGAAGAACCACAGGGATTACCCTTCTCATCCTTCCACTTTTCCTTGAACCATCGCTTTAGGTTAGCACCAGCTTTTGTTTTCCGTACAGCCATTACTTCTTTTTAGCTTTCTTCTTTCTGCATTTGGCTATTGCACCCGAGGCATATGCAGAAGGAAATACTTTATATTGCTTCTTTACCTTGCGGTAGCAGGCATCCTTCTTTGATTTAGCTTTCTTCTTAGGCATGAGTATAGTCTAATGAACCAGATGGCGTTCGGTTAGTCAACCTTATGAATATATCTATGACCTCTAACAGGTCACAGGTGGGTATAGAGTCGTCAACAGACAGCTCAATAGTCTGTCCGTCTCCTTCCCATTGTAGTGTAATCATTTCCAACCTAGGTTTTCAGTATTAGTTTTACCCCAGCACTCCCCTTTTGTCATAGCAAGAAAGGGAACATAGCAGCCACAACCCATATTCTTATTCCATAAGGGACGGCATTGCCTGAGGTTTGCATTATATATCGGGCATTTTATACAGGTTCGCAATCGCGTACGCCATGTTTTCCTGTCAACGCCCAGCATAAATCCTTTATGAAGCATCTTCAATAGGGGGAGCAGTCCGTTTGTGCCACCCTCCAGTTTGACGATGGCCCACCATTCGCGGAACCTGACAGGCTTTAAGCCTAATATCTTCATATCGCATATCACTTTACCCTTAAACTACATGAATGTCAAGTATAACAATATGCGACTCCACATATATTCCACATAAATGAGATTTCTGGAAACTAGAGAAACGGGATATATATACAGATTGGACAGCACACGCGTTCCCCCCTCCCCCTGCCCCCTGCTATACAAGTGCAGTTGTATAGCGTAACAGTTGTAAATCGCTGAATAACAGCGAGTTGGTAAGGTGAGTTTTGATTCCTCGAAACTCCTGAGCCGTTGGATGATCGCCTCTCCAATCGTTCAGCCAAATGTCGAGGCGAATCGGAGGAAAACACACATGGACAATCCATTCATGAGCAGAAACACAGAATCAGCAGTAGAATCACAGAAAGTTAATGTCGCACCTCTCCTTAAGGGAGAAGGTCTCATCACTCTTCTTGCCAAGTTGGCAGAAAAGGGTCTGATGGAATGGGATGCAGAAAGATCCCTAGCAATGGTCATAAAGAAGGTTTTGACTGAAGTGGCAGGAACTACTGATAATGCAAGGACTCTCAGATCTTGGTTAACTAGTCAAGGGTTCAGAGGTTCAAGAAGGAGTCGATCCTTTTACCTTAGCCTTAACGACCTTGAGAGTCGAGGTGTTACCATAGTGGACGGAAAGCCACAGGTTTGTGAGCCTAAGGTGAGAGCCAAGGCACAAGCCAAGGCAAACCCCTTCGCTGACATCCTTAGCCTAAGCTAAGGTGTCAGAGGGTGGCACTCTTCGGAGTGTCACCCATCTCTTTTTTTTATTCAACAACAACCAACAAGGAGGTCATATGGAAGAATCTTATATGTTTAACGGAATAGCACCTAACGCAAGTATTGAAACGCCGTCTTTAATGGCAGATGCCGATTGGAGACCTATCCATGTATTGAATCGCATCAAGTTATCATGGACACCTAGATTGCTGACTGATCGGTTCAAGATCAGTCCTGTAACGGTACGCCGTCAGCTACAAGCATCGGAGTCTGTTGAAGCCAATCATCTTAGATGGGAACGACAACTCCCCGAAATAAGGGAGAAGATGATTGAGGATGGTGACATTGAGCCACCCATCCCATGCAAGTATATCAAGGTGAAAGCCGATGTGTTTAATAAACTCAGAGGTTATCAGTACAGGAATGGCAAGCTTGTCCCAACCAAAGAGGATAAGCGTAACGAGACTGTCCGATATTATGATGCTGACCAACCCAAAGATGGTTTCGTACCATCTGAGGTCAAGTATAACAAGTCTCGTACTGATTATGAGAACGAGTTCTACAACTTGGTCGGCGTTCCTGAGGAGGACAGATACTTTCCTGTTGTTGATGAGGACAAGGATGATGATGTTATTGCAACGATGCAATACGAACACAAGACAGGTGGTGCTATTGGTTTCGTAAAGAAGTCAGTAGCTAAGCTTACTCGCCGTAAGAATTACGGCACTTGTCTCAGCACCATCAGCCCTTATCGTTCATGAGTGCAGTGCTGAGTATAATGTTAATCTTGTGGGTTCCATACTTCTGTATGGGACTCGCAGGGTTGGTGATGGAAATAGCATCACAACTTAAAGACAGAGATCTTAGTGAGTAATAGTGGCGTAATGAACCACTCTTAACGAATT